AAACCCAATCTCCTACTTCTCTTCCATGTGAACCATCTGAACAACATACTCTGGTAGATCCAGCAGTTGTTCCAAATACATTAGCTAATGTAACAAGAGTTGTAATCGGAGTTATATCTGTTATTTTATCTCCATCATGCTCATAAACTTTATCTGGTGTAGCAAAGATAGCTCTCTTCGTATTACTATTATCTCTCCATGTTACAAGATCTCTGGCAGAACCATCAAAGGCAGTAGATACTTTTGTTTCATATCCTCTGGTATTCTCTGGTTTTCCAGCCCTAAATCTTACACGATTGCCATCAAACCATTTACCTTCTTCAGCATACTGGGTAGTTTCTCTATTAAACCCTTGCTGAAAATCAAATTTTGCCAGTTGAGAAGTCATTTATTATCTCTTAAAATCTTTAAGCATTACTGTATCTATTGTTGAAGCACTTCTTACATTATAGACTAGCATATCAGCAGAACCACTTGTTGAAGTAGCAACAGGAACAGAACCATTAGGAAACTTCCATACTGCATTATAAGAAAGAGTTCGTCCTCCTGTTGCATCCTGTATTACATAGATACTACCTACTTGACCTGTTGTAGCATTACTAGGAGCAGCAAGTGTTCTGTTACCACCTAGAGTTACAAGAAAATTATTACCTGTATTCATTGATACTGCAACAGAAGCTGCATCTGTAAGTGTTGTAATAAATGATTTTACTGGTCCCGATATTGAAACTATTCCATCTGTTCTTACTGTACTGGTAAAAACAACAGAAGCTGTAAAATGTTTATCAGCTACAATTGTACTTGATACAGAGGCAGGAACATATCTTATATCAGCAAGAGAAGTATCTGGAATTTCTGTAGCACAAACTCCCACATTTCTAGAAGCAGCCGTACCTGTACCACCAACTACAGAAAAAACAGATGTTCCATTTGTTATATAATAACCACTTCCACTTCCTACTGTTACTCCTGTATTACCTGCTACTCTTAAAACAACTGCATCAGTAGCTGTTGTATTAGCTGAGACAACATTTCTAATAGCATAGGTTTTAGGTGTATTAGGTATTAGAACAATAATAGAAGTATTAGCTCCTCCTACTGTTCCTTTAAATTCTAGGATAGCAGATCTGGATTGATCACTATCTCCTTGATTTTCTGTAAGAGTGACGGTAGCAGCAGACCCAATAGAAACAGTAGTATAAGAAGCAACAGCTTGATCAACAAGGCTTAGTACATCATTGAGAACTTCACCCCATGTATTTGGATTATCTCCATCCCCTTGTTTTGTTAAACGTAGATTTGTTGTATATGAACTAGCCATTTATCTTACTCCCATATCCTTAAGCTTGTATCCTTTTTAGGAGATTTTGGAGAATCTAACATTCCCGGCATTCCTGAAAAATAAATACAAGATATACCTGATACATTAGAAAGCATAGATGTCCAAATCCCTTCCTTTTTTAAATATATTTTAAACACATTAGATTGATCTACAATTCCTGTAAATACTATTTGATCATTTTTAAATACTTTTACCATCTCTTTTGTTGTAGCACAATGAGCAGGTAAAGTTGTCATTATAGTTCCTAAAACTAATTCAGGTTTTTTCTCTTGAGCATAGATAGATCCAGAAATAAAAAAAAGTAAGATACTAGAAATTAATATTTTTTTAAACATTACTCCTCCAATTCAGGCCAAGTATGTATCATACCTGTATTTTTCAACAATGTAGCCATCTCTTCAATAGTAGAACATCCATCTACAGCATTCTCCATTTCTTCAGCTTTGCTTCTAATTGCATCACGCCATGTTTGAATTTTAGTAGGAACAGCCGTTCCCTTTTCAGACTTACGAATAACAGCCCAATCAGTTTCACATAAATGAGTATACTGTTCACCTTTAATTTGTTTTTTCATAGCTGCTTTAATATTATCAAGATTTTTAGCTGTGGTGGAAGTTATTTTTCCATTACTGTCTTTAGTCCACGTATACAGCCTATCGTCAGGATCAGGATCTTCAGTAATTTCTATTACACCTCTCTCAGCTTTCTCCTCAGCAGACCAGATATTCCAGTTTCTAGGATACTGTACTCCTTCATCATCTCTCCATGCTTTACCCGGATATATGCGGGTAGTTTTATATTTAAACATCTATTTTCTCCTGTTCACGAACTCTTTGAACAATTATAACTTTATCTGAAGTTTCAACTACATATGTTACTTCATTCTTTTTAGCTTTTCTAGCAACTGGGGGTTCCTTAATTAGAGTTGCTGGAAACCATTCAAGAGTTTTTAGAAATTTATTATTTTCCTTAAATACTTTTGGTAATTCTCCAATATAACCTATGCTACCATTTTCAATGTGTGCATATTGCATTTTAATCTCTCCTTAATTTCGGAAAACGGATGTTCCCAAGACCCATACTCCTTCTGTCTAAACAACGTTACACTATCATAATCTGGTGCTATATGACCCGGCAATGCCCACAAATAATAAGATAAAACAGGAACAACAATCCATGTTTCTATTCCCATTGCACCTGCAAGATGAGCCACACTTGTACAAGAACTTATTATTAATTCACACTCACTAATAGATTTTTGAGTAGTTTCCCAATCGTGTAATGGAGCTTGTTTCATCCACTTTGGTCTTAAATCTGCATCTTTATCTCTTTGCAAAGAAATACAATCATGTCCTTTTACAGCATCAAACATTAAATCAGCCGGAAAAAATCTATGCTGTTCGTGTTCAAACGTAGGATTACCACTCCACCTTACTCCTATTCTTCCGGGTATAGGATCAGCAGTACGTTTGATATAAGGAGTTCCTTTTAAATCTTTATACTCATATTTTAACGGAACTATTGCAGACATAGACGGAAGCCAATAATCGTGACAAACACCACAAGCTGCTTCATGCTGAACTACAGGAAACTTATCTGCAAAAAGACGGGCAAGTACAGGAGAACAAGAAACTATTACACGACAATTTCTTTTTTCTAATTCATATGCCCAACGATAACCGTTAATCTGATCTCCGTAACCTCCTTCTAAACTCAATAGAACAGTTCCTTCTTGACCGTCCCAAATAGGTTGTTTAGATCCTATATGTTCATTACCAAAAACCTTACCCAAACGGCCTACAGCTAAAAGTTTATGACCTTCAAGTAATTCCCCCTTCTGTAATAAATACCACCCACGATTAAAAGCAGCACGAGGACAATCAGGATCTTCTTTTTTCATTTGTTCAAGAAGTTTCCACCCCTTTTCAAACTGACCGTTAATGCTTGCTTTATACTGTTGGTTAAGTAAAGACATTCCCATCCTATTCTACTATTCGTATTGCTAATGTATGATCATATTTACCACCTACTACCTGCGCCCAATCAGTTTCAGAACCTACTTGTACAGGAGAAGATCTATTTGTTGTATCCCCTACTCCTAATTGACCCACATTGTTTGCTCCACACATCCACAATTCTCCACTTGTGTTAACCGCAGCCCACTTACCAGTACCACCCCAAATTGATTTCCAATTAGTTTTATCTCCTATTTGTACAGGAGAAGATGTACCTGTTGTATTACCTTGTGCTAATTCACCAGAAGAATTTCCACCACATCCCCACGCAGTACCATTAGCTTTAACTGCATAACCATTATCATCACCTTGAGTAGCCATTTGCCATTCATCTCCACCAATTTGAGATGCACTCCTTTGACCTGTAGCAGGCCATCCGGGTGTTACATTATTACCTATTGCACCTCCTTCATTGTATCCCCATCCCCACAAAGTTTTAGCAGTACTAGCATTTTTTAAATTCCACCCTGTTTGATAAGGAGATGCAGCACAACTAAACCAATCTGTTTCATCATTAAATTGTACTGGAGAAGAATAATCAGAATTACCGGAAGCATCTAAATATTGATTGTTTGATCCATCTCCCCACTGCCAAAAAATACCATCGGATTTTATTACACCAGCCGTATCTTGCCACATTCCTGCCATGATTGGGTAACCTGCATCCCAAGCATCTCCATTAAAATCTTCGTGTACCCAATCTGTCAGAGAACCTACTTGTACTGGAGAACTTCTACGTGTGGTGTCTCCTACTCCCATTTCTCCTTGATGATTACCTCCCCATGACCATAGTGTGCCGTCTAATTGAAGAGCTATGCAAGTATTTGCAGTTTCATACACAGAATGCCAATTTGTCAAAGAACCTACTTGTACAAGAGAAGATCTATTTGTCTGATCACCAAGTCCTAATTGACCTTGACTATTAAGTCCAACTATCCATAATTCTCCGTTAGATTTTATACCACCTGCTATTTCACGCCCTCCTACTATGACCCTTGCCCAATCATCATCACTTCCTATTTGTACCGGGGAAGATCTATCGGTTGTATCACCTTGTCCTAACTGTCCATAATTGTTACCACCCCATGC